AATAGCACCTGCTACAATCTTTGCAGAAGTAATTGCATCATCTGCAATCTTTGCAGTTGTAACATTTGCATCTGTAACCTTAACTGTAGTAACTGCATCAGTAGCTAACTTACCAGATGTTATTATTCCATCTGTAATATCACTAGCTGTTAATGCTGCGTTAGCAGGTTTTCTGCCTACATATGCCATTATTAATTATCCTTTTATATTATGCTGAGATAGTATCTACAACACTTGTAATTATATCAACTGAAGAAGCTGCTGAAGCATAAGCTTTAACTGCATCTCCACTCATTAAAACAACTTTAGAACCACCATCAATTAATTCTAAACTTCCGCCTGTTGGGATGGGAGCTGATTTAATTATATGATAATTATTAGAACTGTTCTCTACATAAACAGTAACATCAACTGATGAACCTGAAGTATTAGTACATCTTATACCAATAATTGCATCATCAGAATCTGCTGCTGCTCTTAATGTTGTAGGTGAGCCAGAGTTATTTGATATGTTTCGTTGTAATGTTCTCTCAAAATCTTGAGCCATGATTTATCCTAATTATACTAAATTTTTACCTTATTGTCAACCGAACACTATAAAGCAATTGCCATAGCTACAGCAAAACCTGCTGAAGCTTTCGTATTTATTTGGTCCTGTGCATTAGAAGCCAAAGTATTAATATACTGGAATTCTGTACTTGTAACAGTTCCATCTGCTATTTTTGTAGCATCTATTCCAGAAGCTAAAGTTGTTACTCCTAAATTATTAGAAGTAAATGCTCCACTTATAGCTTTATTTTTCCAAACACTTGCAGCATTATCATAAATAAAATAATTTGCATCAGCTAAACCAGAAAGTGTAACATCTGTCATTTCACCTAATTGGTCTCTTGATGCTGTTGAATTATCTACATAAGCTGTAGTTGCAAGTCTAGTTGAATTATTTCCTGCTGCTTGAGTAGGAGCTGTAGGATTTCCAGTTAAAGCTGGAGAAGCTAAAGCTGCTTTTAAATCTATTTGGTCTTGAGCATTTGAACTTAAACTATTTATATATTGAAATTCTGTACTTGTAACTGAACCATCTGCAATCTTTGTTGCATCAATAGCTGCTGCAGCTTTAATATCTGCATTATCAATATTTGAAATATTATTACCAGTACCATCTGCATCTATTGTTTTATTTGTAAATGTAGTTGTACTTGATGCTGTAACATCAGAATGTGCTTGTGCATCTACATAAGCTTTAATTGATTGTTGAGATGCAACTGCTATAGCAGAATCAGATGATAAAGTATCTTCATCTAAGAATGCTGTTCCACTAAGTGTTCCATTTAAAACTGGGCTAGTTAATGTTTTATTTGTAAATGTAGTTGTACTTGAATCTGTTACATCTGCATTTAAAGTTACTGAACCAGAAGTTCCACCACCAGATAAACCTGTACCTGCAACAACTGCAGTAATATCTCCAGTTGGTATTGTAGCTACTTGAGTATCTACATATGATTTAATAGACTGCTGAGATGCAACTGATGTTGCAGAATCAGAAGACATATTATCTTCATCTTTAAAAGCTGTTCCACTAATTGCTGTATTAATTACTGGACTTGTTAAAGTTGCAGAGGTTAAAGTTTTATTTGTTAGAGTATCAGTAGATGTTCTTGCAACTAAAGTATCTGCTCCAGAAGGAATTGTAACTGTTCCACCATTTGTAATTGAAGCAATAGTTGGAGTAGTTAAAGTTTTATTTGTTAAAGTTTGTGCTGTAGTTTTATCAACAACAACTCCTGTATCAATTGCAAAAGTCATTGTCTGTGCAGAACCTGTAGTATCTATACCAGTTCCACCAGTTAAAGTTAATGATTGAGTATCTAAATCAATTGATTGAGCACCACCACTATCACCAGCAAAATCTAAATCTGCTCCACCTACTTGAGCATCAACATAAGTTTTAATTGCTTTAGCTGAAGCTACTGTATCATTACTACCTGAAACAGAAGTTAAATCTGTATCTACATCTGTAATAGCTGTAGCACTTCCTATAACTAATCCATCTAAAGTTACAGTACCATCAAAGTATGCATCTTTAAATTCTAAAGATGATGTACCTAAATCAATATCATTATCTGTAATTGGAACAATTGCTCCATCTTGAATTCTTAATTGTTGAACTGCTGAACTAGAAACATCTACATAAAATTCTATGTGGTCATTAGTTGAGTCAACTAAAATTTTATTTAAAGGAGTAGCTAAACCTGCATCTCCAATTATATTAATGACTGGACCTTCAGATGCTGTGCCATCATGTTTGTGTCCAGTTGTATTTACGAATGCTGCTAAAAGTTGATTGTATTCATTATTAAATAATGAAGCATCAATTGTATTTCCATCAGCTATTGTACTTTGTCGTGTATAACCTGCCATATTATTATCTTCTTCCTCCTGCTATAAATGATACAAACATTCCATTTACAGAATATCCTGCATCAGTATCATCAGTAAAGAATCTAAAACTATTTGTAAATCCACTACCTGTTACTAAAACACTTTTACTTGGTAATGTAGTTGCACCAAAAAAAGATGAACCAAATAAAGAAGTAGCTGCTCCAAATAAAGATGAACTACTTAAATTACCTACAGAAAATTGTCCAGGTTGTGGTACATCTGTTGAATCAAAATCATATCTGATTCTTAGTTTTAAATTATTTTGTGTTCCTTCAGGTGAGATATTTGCTTTAACTTTATATAAACTTTTTCTTAATCCACCATCTCCATAATCCATATCTGGAGTTTGAAATCTTGCATTAATATTTGAAGTATCAAAATTGTTACCAGTATCTAATTGATAAATGTAACCACTTTCATTTGAACCAAATTTAACTTCTTCATTAGAACTATTTAAATCAGAAGCACAATGTTTAATTTCCATACCCTTAGATTCAGCCCATTCAAATGCAGGAATTCCATTTTCATCAAATTTAAATGTTCCTATAATTCCCATTTGACTTGATTTAGCTTGTCCTGAATTATGATAGAATAATCTATATTGACTTCGTTCTCTTATAACCATACTTGATAAAGTATAACTTGATAAATTATCTAGTATCTCATTAATTCTAGGTAGAATTTTTCTACTTACAGAACCAATTTCAACGTCAGCGATTCTGGCTGTACCAGCAACTGTTCTTAAACCATCAGGTGCTAGAAAGATTAAATCTCCACCAATCTCTTGGATAGTGTTTCCATCTACACATCCTATATTCTTTGTTATAGATTTAAGTATAGGGGTAGAATCAAGACTTGTCAACTCATAAATACTATTTTTACAAAAAATAACTAGAGTATTTCTAAAGACTTTAATCCCTGTAATGACATCTCCAGTATCAATTTCACCTGCTGAAGAACCAGTAAAATCATAGGGTTTTAATCTAGAGCTATAAGTTACTGTACTTGTTGAAGCTGTTTGTCCTGCTACAACTAATCTTTCAGCATATATAGTATTTCTTTTAGGATTAGTAGGAGCTGACCTTTCTAATTCTTCAAAATGATATGTATATACACTACCTGATTTAGTGATTTGTAATTCAGCTATCTTATTAGTTGAATCACAAATGTAGATAGTTCCAAAACCACCTTCAGATTGATAATTACTAAATTGGGTATTTGATTGATTAGCTCTTGAAATTACTGTTGCACTAGATAAATCAGCAACAAGCATTCCACTTTTATAAATAGATTGACTACTTGCAGTAGCTACAACATCAAAATCTACTGTTAAATTAGTATTATCTGTTATAGATAAAACTCTATAATTAATACTATTAATTTTTATTCTATCATTTACAGCTAACTCAGTTGTAAAAGATGTTCCAGTTCCAACAACTCCTGCTGAACTTGCAGTTACTGCAACTGTACCTGTAATAGCTTTATAAGTATCTTTATTAACTTGAGTCCAAGTACTACCATTAGTACTAAAAAAAATTCCAGTACCTTGACATACAACAACTCCATCTGCATAAGGAGTTAATCCTACTATTGAATCTGTAGAAGTTCCACTTGGTGTAGCAGCACTTCCACCAGCCCACTTAGTATATCCATTAATTCTTCTGTAACCACCTGTTGTAGATGATTCAAAATTTTCTAAAATAGTTGCAGCTCCAGGTGTTCTAAATAATGCATGACTACTGGATACTAAATCTAAACCTCCTGCAACTGTAATGGAAGCTCCTTGTGTTGGCATTTATTTTCCTTATGGTAATAAATATGTAAATCTCACATCTGACATATAAGATGGTTGTGGTGAATTTAGATTATCAGCCATTGACTGTAATCCTTTTTTATACTCATCTAATGCTAATTGAGATTGTGCAATATTATCTTTAAATTGGTAAATGTAATATCTTGCTCTTGCTAATAAAACAGGTTTGTATTGTTCTGGAAATAAAACTTTATCTGTATCTGCTGATAATGCAGAAGGTCTGTTATAAGCAAAGAAATGAATTTTGTAAGCTTTATCAGGAATTGGTGAAAGACCAAATCTTCTACCATCTGAACTTCTAATTACTCTTAATGGAGCACCATAAACTGGACTAGCTGATGATGCATCTTGTTCTTCAGCTTTTGCATAATCACTTCTCCAAGCTGATAGAGTTGTAAATGCAAGTTTATTAATTGTATAAGGAGCACTTTGTCCTGATACATTTTGTGTAGATGCAGTAAACATATCCCAGTTTACTGAATCAAAATCAGAA